GCTGATCAAGAAATTAATCTTACTGCATGTTTAACTGAAATTATGGCGAGTGTAAAATTCAAATGATATATCATCACCTTGATCTTGACAATTTAACTAAAGAAGATTGTGTACAAACATTTGAACTCTTAAAGAAAGAGTTAGTTGTTGTAATTAAAAAAGCAAAGCCTGATCATGTCGGATTTTCAAAATTAATTTCCGGTATGAGTCATATTGCTAATTGGAATCAATTAATTTGGGATACCAGTGGCAACTATATTGGAAACGTTGAACGGTGTCCTGATCCTTGGACAGAAAGCATTGGTGTGCAGAGGGTGACTGCTGAGAAATCTAAAACAGGAGAAGGGTATTCTGGTATTTTTCCCAAGGGTAAATTAGAATGGCATGCCAATCTCAATGGACCGGATAGAGCTGATGGTGTTGCATTGCAAGGATATGCAGGTGTTGAAGGTACAGTTACTTCTTGGGTTGATACTAGACTTGCGTATGAAGTGATGCCAAAGAGTCTCAAAGAAAAGATTGCAGGAAAATATTGTACATATTATTACAATATGGAAAACTGGGCAGATATAGATAATAAACATCAATTGCAGTATATGCAGAAAAATCAAAAAGCATATCGCATGTGGATTGAACAGGAAAATATCGCGGGTGTCAAAGGGCTGTATTTTTATACAAACAATGATCTTAAAATTTCTAATGGCGATATAGAACTTTATCAAGAGATAAAAGATTTTCTATTTCAAGAACAGTTTATGTATCACCATGAATGGGATGTTGGTGACATTGTTCTAAGCGATCAGTTATTAACATTACACCGTAGACCTTTAAGACCAGATTCTGTATTTGAAAAAAGAATATTACATAGATTAACATTCCCAATAAGCAACACAGGGGAACCTAAATTTATAGTTGAAAAAAATAAGGATGTTCCTAATGATGATCTTGCATGACGATGACAGACTAAGAGTCTTTTATAAACCAGGTGATGGTAAAAATACTCTTGTTTGTTTTTCTGGTATTGATCTTGATACATTTGGATTTAATAATTATAATCCGGCTGCTGTAGATAATCCAGATTTTGTAAAAATTACAGAAGGACTTGTTGGTGATCGTTTCTGGGTTATTGATAAACTAAGAAGCTGGGGATCTTTGATAGATTGGGATTTTGTGCATAATTTAATCAGTCCTTATTTACATGGTAAACGTGTTATTGCTTTGGGTAATTGTATGGGTGGGACTAATGCTATTAAGTTTGCCTACCATACAGATGTTGATGTAGTGATAGCATTTTCCCCTCAATGGAGTGTTCATCCAGATATTATTACTCAAGATATATTTGATAGAAGGACTATCGGTTTCAGGGCTAGAGTTGTAGCGTCAGGTTGGAGAAGTTTAGAAGGTATGTTTAGACCAATGACAACCCATATTCATTTTTGGTCACCTAGTGAGATTGATGTTCCTCATATGATAGCATATCCTACTCTTCCCAATATCAAAAAGATATTTTTTCCTACTTTGTTACATAATATTGCTAGATTTTTAAAAAGTAATAATGTATTATATGATATATTAGATCAATGTATTGTAGCTGAAGATCCTCAAAAAGAAATATCTATTTTATGCGACAAAGTAGGAATATTGCATGAGTTATCTTAAAGAACTTGGAAAGCCTGATGATGTAGTTAATGAAAAAGATTTTGTTGTTAAGAACAACAAACTTAGCCCATTTGATTATATCAGCAGCATATGTTATGATAAAACTGATATTATGCAAGACGAAAAAGATGAATCACAGTACAACGCCTTTATGATTAACCGTGGTTTAGGTTTTGGTTCGGATACAGTCATTGCTGCAAATGAAATGAATAGTAGACCGCACCTTGATAATAAAATTCAATATGATTTTTTGAGAGCAGTCATACGAAAAGGCAAGAGATATAATAAGTGGATAAAAGCAGAAGAAGAAAATTTAACGGTGATACAAGAGTACTTTGGTTATAGTTTTAATAAAGCAAAGGAAGCATTAAAAATATTAACTGATGATGATCTTAGCAAGATAAAAGATTTTATGAAAAAGTCAAAAGGCGGTCGATTATAAATATAGTTGTCATCATGAACAATTATAATTAGAAAGGACGTATGAAATGAGTGAGCGAGATAATTTTTTTACAATTGATTATCCTGGCTATCAACCGCTAGAAGTCTTGTTAGAAGATCCTGAAAATTTTCTGAAAATAAAAGAAACTCTTTGTAGAATAGGTGTTGCCTCCAAAAAAGACAATACACTATTTCAGTCTTGCCATATATTGCATAAGCAAGGAAGGTATTACATTACGCATTTTAAAGAATTGTTTGCTTTGGATGGTAAAGAAGCGGACTTCATGGAAAATGACTTAGAGAGACGTAATACTATTGCTAAATTATTAGAAGATTGGGGGTTGTTAAAAATCATTTCTACTTTAAAAGAAGATGAATTTTGCCCTCTTAATAAAATTAAAATTATATCATTTAAAGAAAAAAATGAATGGAATCTTGTTCCTAAATATAAAATTGGAAAAAAACGTTTTTAAATGAAAAAGAATTTATAAATAAAGTGCCGCCAGGGAGTATTGTTTAAAACGTACAAACTGGTTGGCACCACTATACGCCGATAGGGTATAGTAATTTTAACCTCGCTGAAAAGGAGAGACTTATGACTCGCGTACAAAAATATGCAATAGGCAATATGGCTGATATTTTAGATAATGTAAGACCGTTTACTGTTGGCTTCACTAGAATGTTTGAAAGTTTAGCCGATGTAAACGACAGTGTAGCAAGCAATTACCCACCCTACAATATTGTAAAGTGTGATGATGAAAATTACATCATTGAAATTGCTTGTGCAGGATTCCGCAAAGATGAATTTGAAATTCAGTTATTACCCGATAATAATAAACTGATTGTACAAGGTGTACAGGATCGCCGTGAAGACAAACGCGATTATTTTCATAAAGGAATTGGATCAAGAAACTTTACACGTTCTTTTTTACTAGAAGGGGATGTTAAAGTAACTGATTGTGAATTTACCGATGGTATGTTAAATATCTTTCTAAAAAGAATCATACCTGAAGATAGAAAACCCAAACAAATTATTGTGAAATAAGGTGAATTAGCTATGGCTCAAGTCCAAGTTATTAAGTTATCAACTGGAGAAGATATTATAGCTTCAGTTGAAGTAATGGATGTTCCTGGTTCTGAAAAAATGGTTATGGTTGAAAAACCCTGCATCATTCTTCTTAGACCTAAAGAACAAAATCCTAAAGAATTTGGCTTGGGCTTAGCACCCTATTGCCCATATGCAAAGGGGTACAAGTTTACCATAGTGAATTCACATATTGTCTCTATCTTTGAACCAGAAGAAACTCTTTTAAATGAATACACAAAAAGATATGGTTCACTTGTACCTACTTCAGTTAGACAAGTACTACAGGAATAACATGAGTGTAGTATTTTCAAAAAAAAGAGGTTTAATTGCTTGACATAGACTCCTCGTTATTATATAATGTATTCACACTGAGAGGAAGATATGTCAAATTTTTATACTTTTGCTAAACACTACGGTAATAAAATACTATATCGTGGTATCGAAAACGGAAAAAGGGTATCTAAAAAGGTACCCTTTTCTCCTACTCTTTATGTTCCTTCAAAGAATGAATCTAATTTTAAAAGCATATTCGGTGATGTTGTTTCTCCAATTAAGTTTGATTCTAATTCAGAAGCATCTGATTTTGTAGAACAATATAAAAACGTATCCAATTTTCCAATTTACGGGCAGACTAATTGGGGTTATCAATTTATATCTGAAAAGTATCCTGAAAAAGAAATCATTTGGGATATTTCAAAAATACTATTGTATTCAATAGACATTGAAACTACCGTTGAGAATGGTTTTCCTGACGTATTCAATCCTATGGAAAGAATCACTCTCATTACTTTGCAGAACAGTGTAACTAAAAAGATTACTACATTTGGTAGTGGTCCGTTTACTCCCGGTGAAGCTACCAAAAACTTTGATATTGATTATAAAGAATGTGACTCAGAAAAGAAACTTCTTCTTCGCTTTATAGATTGGTGGATTGTAAATTGTCCTGATGTTATTACGGGTTGGAATATAAAAGAATTTGATATTCCATATATTATTTCTCGTATGGAAAGAATTCTAGGAGAAGAAGTAGGTAGTCATGCTAAAAAATCAATGAGTCCTTTTAGCATTGTTCGTGACGTTAAAAAATCTTACAATGGTAGAACACATCTGACATATGATATACAGGGTGTTGCTCAGTTAGATTATTTGGACATGTACAAAAAGTTTACCTATGTTACCCGTGAAAGTTATTCTCTAGATCATATTGCTGAAGTTGAACTCGGACATTCAAAGTTAGAGAATCCTCATGACACATTCAAGGAGTTTTACGAAAAGGATTGGAATCTTTTTGTCGAATATAATATCATAGATACTGTACTTGTAGATCAGTTAGAAGATAAGATGAAACTTATCGAACTCTGTCTCACAATGTCTTATGATGCGAAAATGAATTTCGAAAATGTATTCTCTCCTGTAATGACTTGGGACTGTTTGTTTTATAACTTTCTCTTAGAACAGAACATTATAATTGGTCAGGGTAACGGTAGACCTGAAAGAACTATTGCAGGTGCTTATGTACAAGAACCTGTTCCTGGTCCATATGAGTGGGTTGAATCGTTTGATGCGACTTCACTCTATCCTTCTATCATTATGCAATATAACATGAGTCCAGAAACATTAGTGCCAGGTAGTATGTATGAAGTAGATGTTGATGGTTTACTTGCAAGCAAATACAAGTTTGATACTGATGATGCAGTTGCTGCGAATGGTCAAACATTTACTCGCACTAAACGAGGACACTTTCCTAATCTTGTTCAAAAGTTTTTTGATGATAGGCAGCGTTACAAAAAACTAATGATACAAGCTAAACAAGAATATGAGATTAGCAAAGATCCTAATACAAAAAAATTAATATCTAAGTATAATAATTTTCAGATGGCAAGAAAGATTCAACTAAACTCTCTTTACGGTGCTTTAGCTAACAATTACTTCAGATATTATGATGATCGTATAGCAGAGGGAATAACGCTTACTGGTCAATTCATCATCCGGAAGACAGCAAGAGCTTTAGATGAGTTTTTGAATGATATATTAAAAACTAAAGGTAAAATGTATAGTTTTTATACAGACACTGACTCTTGTTATATTACCCTAAAAGATTTAGTAGATAAATTTTTTGCTAAAAAATCTCACAGTGAATTGATTGATATCTTGGATAAGATAGGAAACGATCAGATTGAACCTTGTATTGCTAAAGCTATGAAAGAATTGGCAGAATACACAAATGCCTTTGAAGAAAAAATAGTTTTTAAACGTGAAGCAATTGCTGATAAGTGTTTGTGGGTTGCTAAAAAACGATATGCCATGAATGTTTGGGACAACGAGGGTGTACGATACAAAACTCCTGACTTGAAAGTATTGGGTCTTGAGATTGTTAGGTCTTCTACACCGAAACCTGTCAGGGACAGTCTTCGTGAAGCCGTTCGTATTTGTTTAACTAAGGACGAAAAACACCTGCATAATTTTATAAATGAAACAAAACAAAACTTTAGTAAACTGAGTCCTGAAGAAATAGCATTTCCTCGTAGTAGTAATAACATGGCAACATATGGCAATATCAGTTCAATATATGGTAAAGGTTGTCCTATGCATGTTCGTGGATCTTTACTATATAATTATTACTTGGATAAGTTTGAATTGCACAACAGGTACGAAAAAATACAAGAAGGCGATAAAATCAAATTCATATATTTAAAAGAACCTAACACTATAAGAGAAAATACTATTGCCTTTAAAAGTAAATTGCCTGAAGAGTTTAACATACACAAATATGTTGATTATGATTTAATGTTTGAAAAAGCATTTCTTGAACCTATGGATACCATTGTTAAAACTTTAAAATGGAATACCGAAAAACAATCTACACTTGAGGATTTATTTATATGAAAAATGTTTTAATTGTTGGTTATGGCTTTGTAGGTAAAGCTACTGAATTATTATTGACATATTATACTTCATTCTTTAGGGTTACTAAGTATGACCCAGCATTAAAGCTCCTAGCTGAAGTAAAAAATTATGACTATATTTTTCTTTGTGTGCCTACAAATCAAACTATTGATGGTACATTAGACACTAGCATATTAAGTGTTGCTTATAATCAATGGAAAGATTACGGCAACATAGTAATTCGTAGCACAATTGGTCCTGATCAAGTTAAAGACTTTCCTGATGCTATTATGATGCCAGAGTTTTTGCGCGAGAAACATTGGGAAGATGATGTAAAAGATTTTTTAGTCCCAATTATTGTCAGTGATAATACTTTAGGTAATATACTTAGAGATAATCTTAAAGATAAGTTTGTTGATATAGTTGAAGCGAAAGAAGCTATGATGTTTAAACTTGCTCGTAATTCAGCACTTGCCATGCGAGTAGCATTAGCAAATGAATTTAGAGAAATATGTGAACATCTTGATATAAATTACGACACACTTTCCCAATTATTAGAATCAGATTTTTCTGTAGGTGGTTCACATTGGAAATCTCCGGGGCCAGACGGTAATATTGGTTTTGGCGGAAAGTGTTTGCCCAAGGACTTGACACATATGTCTTCACTGTGTTATAATGAATGTAATATTATGAATGAAGCATTAGTAATGAATTTAATTAGGAGAATGAAATATAATGAGTTTAATTGATAAATTGAAAAAAAATAGTACTATCAAAGATACTGCTATCTTAACAGAGTCTAAATTCTTCGGAGTTAAAGACTTGATTCAAACTGCTGTGCCTGCGTTGAATGTAGCATTGAGTGGTCGTCTTGATGGAGGATTGACACCTGGTCTAACAGTGTTTGCGGGTCCTTCAAAACATTTTAAAACAGCATTTTCATTGATGTTAGCAAAATCGTATTTGGACAAATATGATGATGCCGTAGTATTGTTTTATGATTCAGAATTTGGCACACCTCAAGCATATTTTGATACTTTTGATATTGATAAGAGCCGTGTAGTTCATACTCCTATAACAGACGTAGAACAATTGAAACATGATTCAATGTCTCAGTTAAATAGTATTGAGCGAGGTGATCACGTTATTATCATAGTCGATTCTGTTGGTAATTTGGCAAGTAAAAAAGAAGTAGAAGATGCTCTTGAAGGTAAGAGTGTAGCGGATATGTCTCGTGCTAAACAGTTGAAATCATTATTTCGTATGGTTACACCTCATTTAACAATTAAAGATATTCCGATGGTTGTAGTCAATCACACATATAAAGAAATTGGACTGTACCCTAAAGATATTCTTTCTGGTGGTACAGGAATTTATTATTCTTCTGATAATATTTTTATCATTGGTCGTCAACAAGAAAAAGATGGGCAAGATTTAACAGGTTATAACTTTATTATTAATGTTGAAAAATCTCGGTTTGTTCGTGAAAAGTCTAAGATTCCAATTGAAGTATCTTTTGAAGGTGGTATTAGTAGATGGTCTGGATTACTTGATATGGCATTAGAATCTGGGCACATTATTAAACCTAGCAATGGTTGGTATCAGAAAGTAGATATGAATACTGGTGAAATTATTGATGGTAAATATCGACAAAAAGATACTAATACAAAAGAATTTTGGCAACCAGTGTTAAATGATGAAACATTTAACAGTTGGATAACAAAAAGATATTCTATCTCTAGTGTAGATGGTATCATGCGTGATGAACTTAGTGAACAAGACATTGATGCAGCCTACAAAGAAGTCTGAAGGTCAATGTGACTGTTGTCACATACCTATTTGGGAAGGCGACAGGGCAGTTTGTTTTCACACAGATGATCAAGAAGTTTATCTGTGTGAAAGCTGTATCGAAAAAATTTACGGTGAATATGTAAAGGAAGAATATAAATGATAGTCTTGGTTTGTGGTTTGCCTGGATCAGGAAAAACTTGGTTATCTGAAAAACTTTGTGAAGGACAATCTAATTTTGTACATCTCAATGCTGATCGTGTAAGAGAAGCAGTGCAAGATTGGGATTTTTCAGAAGAAGCAAGAATGAGACAGGCTATTCGTATGCGAGGTCTTGCATTTGCTGAAGCAATGTTTGACTCTATAGTAATTACAGATTTTGTATGTCCTACACCCGAAACAAGAAAATTATTTGACGCAGACTATACTATCTTTCTTGACACTATTAACATTTCACGTTATAGTGATACCAATAAAGTATTTGTTAAGCCTGATGCAGATTTTACAATTTATGAACATTTACCTGAAAGTGCTATTGAGTTAATTCGTAAAAGGATTCTGAATGAAAGACAGATTGGAAAATATAATTTTAGGAAACCTACTTGATAATGATGAATACTTCAGAAAAGTATTACCATTTCTAAAAACTGAATACTTTTCAGGTATTCATAAAATACTATTAAACAAGATACAAGCGTATTCTGTAAAGTATAATAAAGCTCCTACAAAACAGGCACTGGCAATTTCTATTGAAGAAGATAGAAAAGTATCTGAAGGAGAGCTACCTGCTTTAGGTGAATGGCTTGAAAATAATATGATATCTACTAGTGACCCTCAGTGGTTGCTAGATGAGACTGAAAAGTATTGTAAGGATAAAGCTATCTACAATGCTATCATGGAAGGTATTCAAATCATTGATGGAAGAAACAGTGATTTAGGTCCTGATGCACTTCCTGATTTATTATCTAAAGCACTACAAGTTGGTTTTGATAACAATATTGGTCACGATTATATTCAAAATGCAGACAAACGATATGAATTCTATCATAAACTAGAAGAAAAGATGCCGTTTGATTTGGCAATGTTTAATGAGATTACTGAAGGCGGACTTGCTAACAAAACATTGAATGTTGCACTCGCAGGTACTGGTGTTGGTAAATCTCTTTTTATGTGTCACATGGCAGCGAATGCTATCTCACAAGGTAAAAATGTTTTATACATTACACTTGAGATGTCTGAAGAAAGAATTGCAGAACGTATTGATGCGAATCTAATGAACTTGCCTATCGGACAGTTGAAAGAATTGTCTAAGCAAATGTTTGAAGATAGAATTAGTAAAATTAATGCTAAGATACAGGGTCGATTAATTGTAAAAGAATATCCTACAGCATCAGCACACAGTGGGCATTTCAAAGCATTGATAAATGAATTGAAACTAAAAAGAAATTTTGCTCCTGATATTATTTTTATTGATTATCTTAATATTTGTTCTTCAAGTAGATTCAAATCAGGATCTAATCAAAATAGTTATACTATTATCAAGAGTATTGCAGAAGAACTTAGAGGACTAGCAGTAGAAGAAGACTTGCCAATTGTAACTGCAACACAGACTACTCGTGGTGGTTATAATAATAGTGATGTAGAACTTACAGACACTTCAGAATCATTTGGTCTTCCTGCCACTGCTGATCTTATGTTTGCTCTTATAAGTACTGAAGAACTAGAAAAACTTGGTCAGATAATGGTTAAACAATTGAAAAACCGATACTCTGATATTACACGCAACAAACGTTTTATGATTGGTGTAGATAGGTCTAGAATGAAATTGTTTGACATTGAAGGCGATCCTCAGGAAGGACTTGTTGATTCAGGTAACGATATTCCTGTATTTGATAAATCTTCTTTCGCACGTAAAGGATCTTATGACGAGATTAAATTTTAACATGTTTAAATTTCCTAGAGCTACTAGATTACCAATATTTCAAAGCATACATGATGTTGATTGGAGTAATTTAAAAGTATTAGACTATGGTGGTAATCACGGCAATCTTTTAAAAGATGGAATTGAGACTGGGCAAATAAAACCAGAAAATTATACTTGTTTAGATGTGGATAAAGAAGTTGTTATCGAAGAACAAAAAAAATATCCAGAAGCTAACTTCATAGTATATGATAGAAAGAATCCAGTATACAATGTTAATGGAAAAGATAGAATACCCTTTCCATTTGATGATAATTCTTTTGATATAGTTTGTTCTTATTCACTACACACTCATTGTAGCTATGAAGATTTTATTTTTGATTTAGCAGAAATGAAGCGAGTATCTAAAACTAATGTGATAATGACTTCTATTCTTACAGTTCAGGATCATGTACTAGATGTATTAAAGACTAAACGTTATATGGATTATGACAATGTTCATATTTCTTGGGAAAAAAAATTACCTCTAGAAAAATATAGATATTATATTGACGCTGATAGGGTGGGTTATTCTTATGATGAATATCCTAATAAATGTGATTTTCTTGTTACTTGCTATAATAAAGATTGGTTGAAAGAACAACATCCTGAAATAGAAATACTTGATCCGTATTCTGAGTTTCATCAATCAATGGTTGTTATACGTGGATAGGATATATCGTTCTTATATAGAACATATTGTTACCTGGCATTGCAATTTAAAGTGTACGAATTGCAACACTGGGTCTCCTTTTCAACCTCATCGTAACGATGACTTGTCGATATTTGTGCGGGATCTAAACATCATTGGAAAATATGTCGATACACCGTATATAAGATTAGCAGGAGGTGAACCCACATTACATCCAGAAATATTAGACTACCTCAGAGAAATTAAAAAAGCAGGATATAAATCCAATATAGCTACTAATGGTCTCACACTTCCTCAAATGCCAGATGAATTTTTTGATTTGGTAGACCTTTTTTCACTATCTGTGTATGCTAACAACAATATAAACTATGAAAAAATAATAAACAAGTTAGAAGAAAAAGGTGCTAATTGGAAAAATGTAACCGATGTTGATAGTGTGCTTAAATTTGAAGCAATGCAAAAGTTTAAAGACAGCTATAAGTGGCATGAGACAGGCACTTTTGTTGTCTTAGACAAATACAGCAAAAATACCGAGAAGCGAGTGCAAGAAGTATATACTCCCTGCTTACTAAAAGAAATGTGTCATTCTTTTATGAATGGAAAGTATTACAAATGCAACATTTCTGTCACTAAAGGTCCTCAGTATGCCAATATGGGAATACCCACTGAATGGGACTTTGCTAAAGAAGATGGGTTTGACTTCACGGGTGACAATGAAGAAGAAATAATGGTAAACCTCAGAAATTTTGTGTACGGCGAAGCACATAAGAATCCTTTAAAAGCATGTTACTATTGTGAAGGATCTAATACCTCATACAATGTTCCTCACGGTCAATACAGTAAAGAAACAATAAATGAAATAATTGAACATACCAGAGAACATAAAAAACTGGATGACATAAATAGTACGTTCCCAGTAAGGATATCAATAAAAAATATCTAATAGCATTGTGACACACAAAAGAGTGTAGATTTCAAGATAGGTTCGTAAGTGCTTGATTCTTTGTTAAAAAACTTTATATGAATCAAGCACTTATTTCACTCGTAACTCATTGATTTATATAGTAAAAGAAATTTCAAATAATGCTTGACTTTTTACATTTATTGTGCTATGATATACACATAAACACTGAAAAGAGAACATTATGTATACCGTGACTTACAACTACTACAACTATGCTAGCCAGAGCAAGTCCTTTGACACCTACGTGGCTGCTAAGGGTTTTTTCAACCGCATCAATCGTGACCGCCGTGTTCGCCGTGTTGAGTTGATCGCTCCAGAAAAGAAAATTGAAGAAACTTCAAATAATGCTTGACTTTCTCGAAAAACTTCTGTATAATACTTGTATAAACTGAAAAAACAAGAGGAAAACAATGACTGACACTATTACCACCTGCGAGTTTTCTAACGTTTCAACTTATGTTGACGGCATCAATGCTGGTCGATGTGTTACTGTAGAAGACGCAGCAATTGAATATGCTGACGAAATGTACAGCTACATTTCAGATGCATCCAAAGAAGCTAATGGCTGTCGCTATCGGTTTGATCATACAGGAATGACTTTTGCCCAGCTTGAGGCTGAATGTGATTACTGGAGCGCACAGGCTCAGATCACTATTGACGAAGAAAGAACTATGGCAGACCAAGTAGTAGAAGAGTTTAAAGCTCTTGTACAGCAGACGATAGAGCTGGGTGCAGGTGATGAAGTTACTGCACTGCGCTGGTTGACTCAGGATCAAGAGTTTTATAGTGGTCAATGTGTTGAACATTGGGTATACAATCAGGGCGTATTGTTTACCCCTTACGGTAAGGCATTAGTCAACCAACTGCTTGATGTTGTTCAGTTCAAAGTGGATATGGCAGCATAAAAGTTTAAAAAGTGCTTGACATTTGTTTAAATAGGTGTTAGAATAGTATTAATGAATAGTAAATAGTAATAAATTTACTGTTGTTAAAGAATTGGTACAAGCTGTACTAATAACGACCAATCGTGGTCATTTTGTTTATAATTTATATCATGGAGATATATATGTCTAGATCAACAACTGCTACTACTGCTACGACTACTGCTACCACAACTGCGACTCCTCGGGTTTCTCAAAATACTAAACTTTTGAACTTCCTGCGATCCGGTGCTTCAATTTCAGCAGGTCAGGCGCGTGGTTTGTTTGGTGTAACATCACTTGGTAAGCGCATTAGTGAACTCCGTTCCGATGGGTATCCAATTTACACAAATGTTGCTAAAAACGGTGCTACTGTTTATCGCCTGGGTACCCCAAGCCGAGCAATGGTTGCAGCAGCGTATCAAGTTGCTGGTTCTTCTGTTTTTGAATAAGAACTAGTTTAGATATAAGTCCTGGACATGACTCTAAACTGTCCTTTTTTTATTGTTAAAATTTTAAATTACAGAAAAATAATAATGGATAATTTTACCGAATTAAATTATAAATTTAATCTTGACGCCCTCACTAAAGATGTATATACTGTCATTGAAACTACGGGATGGGGTGACAAAAATCAAATTTGTTTAACTCACCCAGAAAATCAAGAATCTTGGTTTATCGGATCAGGTGGTTTAATTACTACTAAAAATTTTACTGTAATGAATAACTTTCTTATTGGAAGTTATTATGAACAGGTACACAATACCATCAAAAAAGACTTTCCTTTTACCCGTGTTAGGTTAATGAATCTTGTTGCTGGACAATGTATGTCTTTACATACAGACACCCAACCACGAATTCATATTCCTATTGTTACTAATGAACAATGTTTAATGATCATTGATAATGAAGTAAAGCATATGCCAGCGAAAGGTAGTGCTTGGTTGACAAATACTTTAAAAACACACACAGCACTAAATGCAAATCTTACCATGAATAGAATTCATATTTTATTTGATTTAATTTAATCAGGAGTATTCAATGCATATTGATAGTGAAATTAAACGTAAAATTTCAAAAATAGTCATTGCAAGTAAAAGAACATTAGATCCCAGTTTTAGGCAATATTGGAAAAACACTGCCAACTCTTTGGTGACTAAATACAATGTAAGTATTTCTGAAATTGAAAATAGTCCGGAGTATCATAATGAAATTAAAACTAGTAGCTACTACTAAAATCTATAAAAATATGGGTGGCATGGATGTTCCCATGTGGCGATGTGTTGGCGGTGGAGAATATATTCTCAAGCGTTTCGATGAGGAGCCTAAATGGAAAGAAGTTGGAGAAGCAGTAAATTCTTTTCAACATATTCTAGAAGGAAAACTTGCTATAGATGTTAAAGAAATTTATGGTGGGTTTGAACTCTATGATAATAATTCTTTAACTCACAGTGAAAACTTTCAGTTACAGCATGGCGGAACTATTGATTTTCCTGCTGAAGATGCAACCATTATAGATGTTTCTGAGGAAATGAATGGTATCAAAAGGTTATAGATTTTAAAATGTTATAAATACAAGCATGATTACATTTAAAAAATACCTCACTGAGGCAACCAACGAAGACCAATTAACTCACTTAGAACATGTGGAAGATCATTCTATACACAGTGGTTCTAAGGGGTTTGCCCATGCTTTTCATACACTAAACGGTGTACATGAAAGTTTAATAGGCAAAGCAGGCGGCACTAAGGTTACCATGAAATATGATGGTAGCCCTTCAGTTGTTTTCGGTCATCATCCAGAAACAGGTAAATTTTTCGTAGGCACTAAGGGTACTTTTAATAAGACTCCTAAAATAGCACACACTCCTGAAGAAATAGAAAAGAATTACGGTCATTCTGAGGGATTGAAAAAGAAAATGCACGCCGCTTTAGAACACTTGCCTAAGATAGTCCCAGACAAAGGCGTTTATCAAGCAGACATTATGCACACTCCTGATGATCTTCAACATGAAGGTCATCGAATTTCACACAAAGCAAATCTTATCACCTATCATCATAAATCAAACTCTGATGAGGCTAAAAAAGCAGTAAACTCAAAGATTGGTGTTGCTGTACATACTTCATATGAAGGAAAAACTCTTCAAGATATGAAAGTAAAACAAGCGCATGTTCCTGAAATGAAAGACCACGCAAGTGTACATCAATTTCCTATGTTTCATGAAATGGAACATGTATCATATACACAAGCACAACAAAAACAATATAAAGAACATATGCAAAATGCTATGGATGCTTACAAAAAAGCACCTAAAGAAGCATTTGAACACACTGAATCACATGAGAATCAGCATGGAAGTAGTGGTGCTGCAATCTCTGCTTATATAAATAAGACTGTTCGGGATGGTAGTAAACCTAGTCATGGAGGTTTTGTAGATCACCTTAAAGAAGTTTATGCTAAAAAAGCAGCAAGTGTAAAAACTGACGCTGCACAAGCAAAACATTCTGAAGCAGGCGTTAAACACATAAAGAGCATAAACGCAAGTCATATAACACATGTGTTTAATATACATCAGCATTTGCAAAAAGCTAAAAACGTATTAACTGACGCATTTAACTCGCATCATATTCATGGGCACGAATTTGACGGGCAAGCAATAAACCCAGAAGGATATGTTGTCCATCACAATGGCAGACCTTCAAAATTTGTATTGAGACATGAATTTAGCAAAATGAATTTTGCTGCCAGCGAAATGAGGAAACAAGGTGATGGCAAATAAACATATTGTATTTACTTTTGGTAGAATGAATCCTCCTACCACGGGGCATAGTAAACTAATCAATACTGTACATCAATATGCTCAAGAAAATGGGCATGATCATCAGGTTATTGTTAGTCATTCACAAGACAAACATAAAAATCCTTTGTCGTCAGAACACAAACTCCATTATTTAAATCACATTCATCCCAATGTACACTTTGAAGCATCTTCAAAAGAACATCCTCACTTTCTTGCACAGTTGAAAAAATTTCATCAACAAGGATACAAACATGCTACAATGTTTGTGGGTTCTGATCGCGTAGAGGAAATGAAAACTCTTGCTCAAAAGTATAACGGACCTAATGGTGAATACAATTTTGATAGTTTACACATTAAGTCGGCGGGTAAAAGAGATCCTGATGCTGAAGGTGTAGAAGGAATGAGTGGAACTAAAATGAGAACTCATGCTGGAAATAATGACTTTGATAAATTCAGAGAAGGGTTGCACGAAAAGGCATCAGATCAACATGCTAAAAAATTGTTTGACGCAGTAAGAAATGGAATGGGATTAAAAGAACAACAACAAAGATTATCATTCGGAGCATTTTTAAATGAACAGAGAAGCAGTTTTCAAACAACTAAAAATAGATGAGGGCGTTAAGTATGAAATCTACAACGATCACCTCGGATTACCAACCTTTGGCGTCGGTCATCTTGTCACAAAAAACGACCCGGAATTCGGAAAACCTCTTGGAACTCCAATCTCTGAGGAAAGAGTCAGAACGTGTTTCGATAGAGATCTTGATACTGCCATCTCCGAATGTGATAGGTTATACGAAGACGGGGTCTTTAGAAGTTTACCAGGAGATGTCCAAGAAATCTTGGTTAATATGATGTTTAATATGGGCAGACCTCGCCTGTCAGGATTTAAAAAGTTTCTTGCTGCTGTTAAAGCAAAAAACTTTAAAGAAGCAGCAAAAGAAGGAAGAGATAGCCGTTGGTACGATCAAGTAAAAAATCGTGCTGAAAGATTGATGTCTTCTTTAGAAAAAATAGGTAATTAACATGAATGATAAAACAGAATTTTATCAACACGCATTAATTTCTAGACTCGCATATAAAGATTTAACCCCAGATGTTCTTAAAGAATGGGAAGGTCTGGGATTTACTTATGTAAAGTTTTTCAGTATAGAAGGCGCTCAAGCATATGTCTTAGGCAATGAAGAGAGAATTACCATTGTGTTTAGAGGTACTGAACCTAAAGAAAAAAGTGATATAATTGCCGATTTGAAAGCAAATCATAATAAAGGCTTTCATCGTGGATTTTATCAAGAATATAAAAAAATAAGAGTTGCTATAGATATTGAACTTCTTACACAAATATCAGAAAAAATACGACCCATTTATGTAACAGGACACAGTTTAGGTGCAGCAATTGCTTCTATATTCTGTTTTCATCATTCAGAAGTAGCTGCACTCTATACGTATGGGTGTCCTCGTAATGCATCTTGGTCTAAATCTAAGGAATTGAAAGTTCCACATTATCGCTGTGTAAACAACAACGATATAGTTCCTAAAGTTCCGCCATCAATAATGGGTTTCAGTCACCACGGTGAATTACATTATATTAACTATTATGGCAATATTCGTGAACTAACTACATGGCAAAGAACAAAAGACTCTTGGCGTGGTCGTAAACGTGCTTGGCAAAAAGGACAAAAGTTTGATGGAATATATGATCACATGATGGATGAGTATTGTTCTTGTTTAGAGGATAAAGATTAGTGTGGGTTATATTAATCAGATCAGCAGTTACTAGTATTTTTGGTTCTGCTTATGGTAAATGGTTTTTAGGCACAAAAGCGGGAGTTTTATTCCAAACAAAATTAGATTATTTTATGGAATACCTTTCTTATAAATACGATATTAATATAACTAAAAAAGAAGAAAAATGGCGTTCTGATTATCCTTTAATATCGGAAAGAATTGAATCTTTAG